CCCCATTCTCCATAAGTTCTTCAGCTAATTGGTTATAGCTTTGTTCGATTTGATAGATTGTTAACTTCATTATGCTTCGGTTTTAGGTGTTAATTTGATTTTCATATCATCTTTGGCAGCTAATACACGCAAATCAGTTTTTTGATTTAAAGTTAACTTCTTCCATACCGCTTTGATTTCATCTAACGATACACAAACTTGAATGTCATTGATAATCTCATCAATAGTTGTGTCAACCTCAATGTGTGTAGCTTCTTCAGTAGTTACTACTTGCATCTCTTCTGGAACGTATACTGGTCCGCTGAAGATATCTGGGCAATACCATTTCACACCATTACTGATAGCCCTTGCAAATAGCATATTTTTAGGGAATTTATCAATATTTTTAGTAAGTGCTTTCTTTGCATCCTCAATTGTGAATGTGCTATTACCAATTTTAGTGTTACCTTGATAGAAATCAATGCTGCAAACCTTTTCAGATGCCTCAACCACTCTGTAATCATACTTGCCACTACCTTTTAGTCTTGATGCAATTAAGCCGGCGCCAATGGTTGGTTTACCTTGTATGATGTGTATGCCAGTCATAGCAGCGAATGGAGGAATACCGATTTCTTGCCCTGCTTGAATTTTGACTATTGCTTGTGCTGCACTTTTGGTGTCTGCAAACATTCCGCTCTCTGCGAATGCTTTTGCCAAGTTCATTAATTCTGATATTGGCAACTGTTGTACTACTGATACTTGTGTGTTCATTGTTAGTTTTTATGGGTTATTAAAATGGTACTTCTTGATTATTATTTGGTGCTGATTCAGTAAATGGGTTTGAGTCAATCTTCCAACAAGCAATGGTATTAAACACCTTAACTTCTCCTTGCGGACTTGTCCACTCTCTGCCACGAATGTTGATGTAAGCCTCAATGTCTTGACCAACTGATAATGAATCTGCTAATGAGCAGGATTTCTGTTGCAATTCAATTGATACTATTTGCGGATACTGGTCTGTTGTGGTGAGGATAAGTTCCCTCTTTGAGAACTTACCATCACTAACTGATACTGTTGCGCCTATGCGCTTAATTGTGCCTTTGATTGTCATAATTGTTTATTGTTTATTTGTGTTTGTAAAAAAATTCTGTTAATACCATTGATAGAAATGCATTGTGAGGTATAAAGTCTTGTCCGCTTAAATCCATTTCGTTAAATCCAGCAGAAATAAGCGCATCGCATTTCTTTAATATGTCGGCTGCATCCTTTTCTTCAAATGAGGCTGCTATTCTGCCATCATTCCAAAAGTAGAAGTGTTGGGAATCTGATTCGTGTTCAATTTTTTGATTCTGTTGCTCGTTTAACCAAGTTGTAACTGTGGTAATTGTTTTTGTGATGTAAAGTGTGTTCATTGTTGTTTTGTTTTTAGTGTTAGTTTATAAATGGGGGTTGTTAGCCCCCCTTGTTTTGTTATTTAGCTTTTTTTATTTTTTTTGCTATTTGCTTTCCAAAATTTCTTAATTCTTCATATTTCCAACCTGCCTCTGCTAATTCTTTTTTTTCAGTTTCAAGTTTAAACATACTTTCAAATTCTGCGCTGTTTAAAATGTCATTTAAGTTTTTCATTTTGTGTGTTTTTAGTTGTTGTTATTATTTGATGGGACAAATGTAGTTATATTATTTATACCTACAAATTTATTTCACGTTTATATTATTATTTTAACAAAATTTAACACAATGTTTCCAAATCTGATAATGATGCGGCTTCCATTTTCCGACCCGATCCGTTAACAGATTCTTGATAGACATTGGTGTGCAGTCGAATTTCTCTGCTATTTGAGAGAATGATCCTTTGTGAAAGCCAGGTCGGTTTAGTTCTTTTAATCGTTCAAATTGGGTTAAGAGTTGTGATGTTGTTGGTTTTTTCATACTTCTGACATTATTAATAACTGATTTGTATTCGTTTTCCTTGCCACCTTATAAGCAGCGTGTAGTTTGGCCCTTATCTTATCCCTATAAAGTTGCGCATCTATCCACACGCGAAATTCTTGTGTCCATTCCTGTTCAACTATTTTCGGTTTGTATTTCAATAGCTCCACAACTGTTGCTAATATCTGCACAACTTCAAACTTCTTAACATGATATAACATTGCAATTTCAACTTGCGTTAATCCTGCATTATGTTTCAGCCACATTTCCCAATGTTGTGGGTCAATTACATCGGGTTTAATGACATTTACGTAAGCATCACTAATGTAGCGTGCTATTTTTCTGTTGCGTGTCTTAATTGATTCCTTTGGCATGTCTAATATTATATTGCATTAATACCAGTGCAGAGTGAATGGCCTCTGCATTGCCACCTTTTTGGGTTAATACTGCGCCACCTTTTGGTGTGTACGCATTCGGATTGCTTCGGTAACCGAATAGTAAGCGTTGGATAAGTTGTTTCATTTTGTTAGGTAGTTTTAGATTAGTAATATTCAATTCCGTTTATTTCGCATAATTCAAACCAAAGTTTTTTTCCAACATTGCGAATAGATAAAAATTCTTCTTTTTTTATATCGCAAAGCCTTTTATTAGGAAAGTTATAATTAAGAATATTAATAAGGCGAACACTCGTATTTTTCCTTAATTCCCAATATTCAATTGTGTCAAGTTCTTTTATTGTCTTTGTGCTTGCAGTTTTTTGTAGAGCATTAAATGTTTTTTGATTAATTTGTTCTGTGTATTTTTTTACAATCATAATTGCATTTAAATATTCACTCTCTTTGATTTCGTTCATTGTTTTGTTTTTAATTGTTAGTATTAATTATTTCAGACCGCAAACCTACAACAATATTTTAAATAAAAAAATATTTGCACGTAATTATTTTTTTATATCTTTGCCGAAAATAAAATAACTAATAATATGGAAACTACATTAACTTTGCATTGGGAATATGAAGAAAGCGACCGCGAAAACGGTATAAGAGGCGGATGGGTGCTTACTGACATCACGAACGGTAAGATACCGGTACACTTAAGCCCGAAATTAGAGCAATTATTAAACGAGGAATTAGATCCTGAAAACTTATAAACTATGAAAACAAAAGCATCCTTAATATTATGGGCAGTAGCAGCCCTATTCTTGTCCTTTTGGGCGGTTAAATTCGCTATGACTGGAGTATTCTTTGGCAATTCCGAGTTACTTACCTTTACCCTATCATTTTGCGCCTCAATAACAAGTGCAATTTGTGGTGCAGGGTTTATGCAACAATGGCTTAAGAAATGAAACTGCTATACAAACCGACAAAGTTAACCTGCGACATCATTGTTCCAGACCTTGAAAAATCTCACGGAGTTCAAAAGGTTATCGGCTTCTCACGAGGTTGGCATCACTACAATTCAATCCGTTTAGGCATACGCAAAGAAGACACCTACATTGTGCTTTATTTCTATGCTTACATTAATGGCAAAAGAGTCATCCAGCGTTTAGGAAGATTCGAGATAGGCGAACAAGTATCGGTTGTATTGCAATGGGGTTACTATATCGAATGCAAAGCTAACGATAAATATGCTTTTAGGGTTGCTCCAAAGCGTTCTTTTCCTATTGGTTACCAACTTTATCCTTATGCAGAGAAAGATGGTGTGAGGGGTGTTGAGGTGCCGATTGAGATAAAGATAAGTAACTTATGCGTGTCTTAATCATTTTATTAATTATGCTGCTATTCAATAGCTGCCATACCGCAGAATATAAACAATTTAAAAGAACAACGAGATGTCCAAAGTAAATCACCCATTACACTACGGAGGCGAAAACAACCCAATGGAAGTTATAAAAATAATTGAACATTATGGGCTTGGTTTTGCTTTAGGTAACGTAATAAAATATACATTACGATGCGATAAAAAAGAAAACAAATTGCAAGATTTAGAAAAGGCTGCATGGTATTTACAACATGAAATAAATAAATTAAAAAACGTATGAAATCAAATAGTTGTGCGTGTTATGGCTCTAATGACCTACACCAATGCTATTGCAATTTAAATCAAATTAATATGAAATCAGCAATAATAACCCGAATACCTCAAGACAAACAAACGCTGGGCAAGTGGATAAGTTACGAAAATGGCAATGTAATATTTGCGTGTGACACTATTGAACTACCTTACAAAAACAATGCGCCTCAAATCAGTTGCATACCAAAAGGAGTTTATGATGTTCTTTATAGGCAATCTGCTAAATACCCAAGACACTACCATATTTTAGATGTTCCAAATCGTGACTTTATTTTAGTGCATCAGGCGAACTTTGTAGGCAGTCCAAATCCAAAGACACGCAAACCAGATTTGCTCGGTTGTATTGGTGTTGGAAATGGCTATGGTGACATTAACGGAGATGGTATAGTTGAACTATTGAGGTCAACACCGACATTAAAACGATTGTTGGAGGTTATGGGTAAAGAATCCTTTAAACTTACAATAGTATGACACGAGGCACACGCTACACGAATGGCAAAGAGGTTATAACCTTTGTTAAGATTGACTTTATCGCAATCGGTGGTCGAAAGATTGACCACGTATATTTTCGCAGGAAAGATAAAAACGATTTGATAATGCCTTTGGTGGAATGGAATTTAAAAGGTAAATTTGAGTGGTTAATAACGAATTGATATGGAAGAACAAATTGAAAATATATTGATAAAAGTTGATGAAGGCAGGGTGCCTGTTCAACAAGCATTAAATGAGCTATTACGTTTATTTAATGCCAATGGTTTGCTTTGCGATGAGTGTGGGGATGGCTCTGGGTGGTATGGAACTATGAATTGTTCTAAATGTAATCCTGAAGCAAATTGACCGATAATTAACGAACTAAAACTATGAAACTAAAACAAAAGTACAACGCACCCGACAACAAGCAATTGAAAAAGATTGCAGATTACTTAATCTACGTTCTGCTACCATTTATTCAAACAAGTTTAGCACTCGCAGAAACGCAAGGATTAATCACTTTAAAGCAAGCCTTTTGGGGTGGATTGGCTGCTACGTTCTTATTAATTAATACTAAATTCTTAACCAAATT